CCTGATAATAAAGATTAGTTAATATCTTTTCTTATACTATCATCTAAAGATTGTTTGTCGCTTTCTATTGGCATATAAGAATAAAGTTTTTGTTCGTGTACTATCGTTTCTGGTCTTGCTACTTTTAAATTTGGATAAAAGTATTCCATACACTTTAGTATTTCTGAAACACAAGTAACTCCGATCTTATCTTTTCTGTAAAGACCATCAATACCTTCTGTTTCTAAAACTTTTCTTATATCACCTAAACACCAGAAACCATGACCTTCTAAAACATGAGTCATATATGCTTTAGAATTTTGCCAATCAATTAAATGCGTTCCAATATTATCTACTTCAGATGTACTTAATCCTTCTTTAGATAAATATTTTTTTGGCTTGTGAAATATAGTCATTTTTTTTTACCTCTCTTTCTTGTTTTTGTTTATAGTTTCTTATGATTGTCTTTGCCATAACTCCATTGGCACTCATAAGATTTAAGAAAGTTAATCTTGCTAACTCCCTTAAATTTTGTTGTTGTAGTTTATTATTATCCATAAACTTTATCTTTTCTATTTTGATACATATTGTTTTTTGCTAATTTTTGATCCATTATTTTGACTAAACATAATTTATAATGAACCAATTTATCTTGATCTAATTTACTACCATCATATTTTTTACCATTTATTAAATCATTTAAAATATGTTGTAATTGATTAAGAGTATTAACCATTTGATTTTCTGTTATTTCTTTTATTATTTGTGGAGTTGTTTTCATTTTATTTTCCCCTTTCTATTTGTTATTAAAATATTATAGCTCCAAGAATAAAACTAGCAACAGCAATTACTATTTCTGTTCTATATAGTAAGCTCCAAGCTGCTAAATCTTGTTTCCATTTTTTATTATTGATAGTTATTTGTTTGCCAAAAAAATTAAACATCATTATTCCTCCTTGCTTTCTGTTATTTCAGGATCAACATAATCATCAAAATAACTATATTCTAAATCCCCAATATCTGAGTGTTCTATCTTTCCTTTTTTATCACCCCAATAAATATCCCATGCTTCATCTTCATTTTTAGCATAGACAACTGTTTCTCTTTTCATTATTGGCATAGACTCTATTATATATTTTTTCATTTATCCCCCTTCTATTATTTTTGTTCAATATAAGTTTTAAGTTCATCAAATTTATTTTCATAATCTGACCATTCATTATCTGGCATATCTCTTTTTAATAATCTTTTGCAATCCAAAATAAATTCAATTAGATAAGTTTCTAAATCATCTTTTTTCTTCTCTTCATCTGACATATCTATCCATTCTTTTTTCATTATTTCTCCTTTTTTGGTTTGGTCCATTTATTATTTATTTTTATAGCAACAACTGAACAATGATAACCAGAATTATATCTAATTCCAACTTTGTCATATCCTCTATTTGTTGCATATCTTTTAGCACCTTTTAAAGTATTTGAAACATCTGTATAAATGTTGTCAGGTCCATAAACTATGCCATAGGTATTATTACTCATTATTCCCCCCTTTTTAGTTTGTTATATGTTCCATAACCTCCAATTAAATTGTTAAGTTTCATTGGTGTTATATGGTTTGGAATTGGTTTTCTATACTTCAACCAATCAAGCCAAGCTGCCTTGTATTTATAATGTTTTATAATATTTATTTTATACATGGTTTTAATTCCTTTGGTTCAAAGCTCATGATTATATTAGCCATAAATAACCAATAATTTTGCTCAACTTTAGACCTTAATTGATCGCTTGGATTAGGATCTATTGAACCCATTTTAATAGCTAGATTTACAATATCATCATAATAATATTCTATATCTAAAGCTAAACCACTCAACCACTCAGCGATTGCTTTTTGTTTTCCAACTCTATCAATCATAAAACCATATTCAGAATTGAAACGATCAAAAATATATTTAATCTTTTCTTGATCTGTTTTTAATGGTTCATCATTTATACCAGTTTCAATAGTACCAAGAATATATTTTTTATAGTTCTCTTTGTACTTTGTATGATGTAATTTACTCATTTTGTTTACTCCTTTATTTGTTTATATGTTTTGTATATTATAAATAAATTGTAGTCAATACAAAAAGTATATTTTTTTAATGTGTGATATTTATGCAACATTAAACAAGGTTTAATATTGATTGTGTTATATTTGCAACATGTTGTAATTATGCAACACTCTAGTTTATAATAATTTTAATGTATTTATTTAGTTGACATATCTTTTTTGTATAATTATATTGAGATTAAACAAATAAACAAAGAGGTAAACAAATGAGTAAATATAAAATAGTTGATTGGATGAATAATAGATTATTTCCAAATAAAGTTTTTAAAACTTTTCAAGATGGATGGGATTATATATATATAAAATTTCCAAATGAAGAAGATCTAAGTGACTATTATGTTGTTAATGTAAATCAAAAAGAAAAAAGTAAAAGTATTATAAGAGATATTTATTAATAATAATAAACATTAAACCTACTGATTAATTAATTTTAATTGGTAGGTTTTTTTTGTGCGTGGTTAAAAGTTGCAATTCTTTTATTAAGCGACACGCCACGCATTAGCGTTAAAATATCGGTCAACAATATTGACTATATATAAAACGGTTTAGTGATAATAAAGAGTTATGAGAAAGTTAAGCTATTCCTATCAATAATTGATAAGTTATTGATACCCTAATTTGTATAATTATTATGTCAGTAAACAACATTTTTTTATTTTTGCGAGGGTGGGTATACCACAAAAACGACACGCCAAACTATACGTATATATACATGGGACTCGAGGACACCCTTATACACACCCACATCTTCATCTTGCCAGACCACCAATAATAAACTAGATATAGTATATGAAGCCTTTTGACCTAGAAGATGTAGAATCAGTTGCTTATGTTGATAAAAACAACAATGATGTCATAATTAAGTTTGTTGGTTTTCCTAATGAATTAGCTTCGCAGCTATTTATTACCTATGCTATGCTTTGCATTGGCTTTGACTTTGAACCTGTAGATAGTATGCACGAAGTTTTCCCTAGCAAAAAGATACACTAGATATGGATTTACCTAAAAAAAAATTTGATATAATTTATGCTGATCCACCATATCCTATTAAATGGATTGGAAGTTCAAGTATTGGAACAAAACATATAAATTATACTACAATGCCTATATCTGAAATTTGTTTGTTACCTGTAAAAGATATAGCAAATGATTGTTCTAAATTATTTATGTGGACTTCAAATGCTTTTTTACCTGAAATGCTAGGTGTTGTTAAACATTGGGGTTTTACTTATGATAAGTTATGGACTTGGTGTAAAAAAACAGGAGCTGGTGGTCATCCTAGAAATGCTACTGAACATTTAATTGAAGCTAGTAGAGGTGCTTTAAAGAGTATTGGTAGACATGAAAGTCCTTACAATAATTGGTTTGAAGCTAAAAAAGGTATTCATTCTGAAAAACCTGAAATCGCTAGAGATATAATAGATTATTGTTACCCTAATGCTACAAAAATTGAATTATTTGCAAGAAGAAAATTATTAAAACAAAATTGGTCTTATTGGGGAAATGAGGTTTAATGGATATTAAAATACCATACACCCCTAGAAAGCATCAAGCATATTTACATAAAAAAATATCAGAGAACAGATGGAATGTATTAGTTTGTCATAGAAGGTTTGGCAAAACAGTATGTATGATCAATCATCTAATTAGGTCAGCATTGCTGTCCAAAAACAAGAACCCTAGGTATGCCTATATAGCACCCACCTTCAAACAAGCAAAATCTATTGCTTGGGATTATATGAAACAATTTACAGCAAAGATACCTTATACAAAATTTAACGAAACAGAGCTTCGTGTGGATTTGCCGAATGGCAGCAGAATAACATTGCTAGGTTCAGAGAATTCAGATGGCTTGAGAGGTATATACCTTGATGGTTGTGTGATTGATGAGTATGCAAATGTAAACGAAAGATTGTTTCCAGAAATAATTAGACCAGCTTTAAGTGATCGCAAGGGGTACTGCGTATTCATAGGTACGCCACAAGGCATGAACAATAACTTCTATGAACTATATCAACATGCACAAGGAGCTGATGATTGGTTTAACTACAAAGCAAAAGCAAGTGATACCAAGATTGTAGATGATGAAGAGCTAGTCAAGGCAAAAGAAGTAATGGGTGATAAGAAGTATCTGCAAGAGTTTGAATGTGATTGGATTGCTAATATAGAAGGTGCAGTATATTCAGATGTCTTAGCAAAGATGGAAGATAAAAAACAATTAACAAGAGTGCCATACGATCCAAGTTTACCAGTATCAACAGCATGGGATCTAGGTGTATCAGATCACAGCAGTATTATATTTTATCAGCAGCTAGGAAGAAGTATTAATATTATTGATTACCA